CTGGAAGAGCTGCTCGGGGGTGGGGCGCTCGCTCCACGCGTGCCGCCGGTGCGGGCACTCGACGTGGGCGCACTCGAAGAACTGGTTGTTGCGTGCAGCGGGATCTTTGCCGCATGTCGTGCAGCGCTGCGCATTGCTCATGATGCCTCCTCAGTGCGGAGCCTCGAAGTCGTCGGGCAGCGTGTCGAAGGCGTTCCGCCTGCGCTCCTCAGCTTCTGAGGACGCTTTGAACTTCGAGTACTCGATCGCGAAGTTGCGCCCCATGTCTCCTTGCGTTGCAGACAGGTTGATGCTGTAGTGAAAGCGCCCGCCAGGGATGTGGAAATGTGCCCACACCCCGTCTCGCGTTTCCTCGATCTTTACGCAGTCGGCCATCTCGTTCTCCTATGCTTTCGCCAGCCCGTAGCGTTGATGAACGCCCGTGTCTGCGCCCAGCGGAATGCCGGGCAGGTACTTCGGCTCACGCACCATCTGCGCGTGACACCACTTCTTCCCCTCCTCGATCTCTTCATCGGGGATGAGATTCACTGCCTCGTCGTGCACAGACATCACGACGGGGTAGCGTTTCTGCAATCGAAGCATGCCGTCGGTCATCACGATGCGCGCCACAGCGCTCGTGGTGTTCTCGGCCAGCACGCCGGCGTGCAGCTTCTTGCGCATCTTGCCGACCGCATAGGTCCACTCGAGGAACCCCTCTTCGGTCTGCTCGGCCTTCAGGTCCGGGTACTGCAGCGACATGCCGTTGGGCAGCACGATGCGCTCCTTCTCGAAGCGCAGGCACTTGTACTGGAAGACCTTGCCGCCATACAGCGACGACTCGATCAGCTTGCCCAGCAGGTTCCAGTAGCGCACCACCGGCTCAGCCGTCGCGCGGTAGGTGTCGATGATCCGCTTGGCGCACACACAGTGCACGAACAGCTCTTCCTCGGTGCAGGTATGCGGGATGTCCAGCATGCGCTGGTAGCGCTTCTCGCCCGCCTTGCCGTCCACGAAGTCGAGCGCTTGCTGCTGCGTCAGCCCCAGCTTCTGCGCGAAGGCCTTGTCGTATCGCACCGGCGGGGCGCCCAGGAAGCCCACCAGCAGCTGCTGCGCGAACGCCGCCCAGCCGAGGAAGTACCCGCACCCCAGCAGCGCGCTCTTGGCGCTCTGGCGCAGGTCGGGATGGCTCTCCTTGGACAAGCCTGGGATGTTGAACATCGTCGCGCCGAACTGCGCGTACGGGTCCTTGCCGGCGCGGAAGATGTCGAGCAGCTCGTTGTAGTCGGCCAGATACGCCAGCACCCGCGGCTCGATCTGTGACAGGTCTGTCACGCACACCTGATACCCCTTGGGGGCCATGATCGCCTTGCGCAGGAACGACCCGCGCTTGAGGTTCTGCATGTTCAGCGCGGAGCCCTTGCTCGCGCTCCACCGGCCGGTCAGCGTGCCGTAGTAGCTCAGGGGCACCGGCAGCGTGCCACGCTGCGAGATGTCGTAGAAGCGCTGTGCCCGCGTGCGCTCCAGCGTCGACTTCACCTTCAGCCGCGCCTCGCACAGCATGGCCAGCGTCTCGTTGTCGCTGTTGAGCATCGCCTGGAACATCGCGTCCGTCTTGGCGAAGGCGTACAGCGTGCCCACCGGGTTGGGCGTCTTCTTGGTGGGCTTCTTCGGCTTGCGCGGCGCATCCACACCCACCGAGTTCAGGATGAGCGCGAACTTGTCGTTGCTGGCCAGATCGGCGTCGATCACACCCAGGCGCTTGAGCAGTGCCTCACGCGATGCGCGCTCGTCCTCGATGGCATCCTTGAGCATGTCGGAGTCGAGCTCCAGCAGCGGGCGCACGAACATGCGCAGCGTCAGGTCGATCAGCTCCAGCTCGCGACGCGGGTAGTTCTCCATGAAACGGTCGAAGATCTCGCCGCACAGGACCACGTCGTGCTTGCAGTAGTCGGCCAGCTCGATCTCTACCTCGAAGGGCAGCTGGTCCAGCATGCCGTCGGTGCTGTGCACCGCCTTGCCCTTGGCCGGCAGCCCGAACTCCTCAGCCAGCTTGGCGAGGCTGTTGCCCACCTCGACGCCGCGCAGCGCGCGCCCCATGCTCAGGGTGTCGAAGATGAAGGCAGGCACCACGTGGTAGTGCCACGCCATGATGGTCACGTCGAACTGCGCGTTGTGCGCGATGACCGCAGTGCGAGTCCAGTCGATCGAAGCGAAGAAGCGGGGCAGTGCATGACGAGGCACCCATACT